CGAGTAACAGTTGTGGCGAACACGGGGATTCCTGTGCCTGCGCTGATATTCATATTCGCTGCGGTCAGCACTTCTGCTGCTGCGAACAACGGAACTTTAACTTGAGTGTTTGCCATAGTTGCCTAGTGTATATCAGGCGAGCGCATTTGTGCTATCAAGCGTGCCAAAAACTGCGTCATCTAAAATTAACTCAAACAGAACCTCAGTATTAAACAAACCGACAGACACCCGATGCTCACCAGCCGTAATCAAATGATTCAAACGCTCAACCGCATAAAGTTCTGTAACCGAAGCAGGGCTGCCAGTCGTATAGGTTCTCGTGATCTCAACCACATCTTGCAGTTCAAGTGCGTTAATCGTATCCCGATCTGTGGCGTTCATAGCCGAAACGACCAGCCCAAGATCATCAAAACGATACTGTGGCTCAGCATACAAAGCCACCAAATAGTTTGCCAAAGTCAAAGCAGCAGCATCATTCTGAAGCAACAAATTAGGTAACGCAAAAGTGCTGATACCGAACTCTGTTTGCGAACTGGCGTTGTCAGCGACCTGAACTGTGCCACCCTCAACCGTTGCCTGAACACGGTTATAAAGAAACTCTTGCCCATAAATAACCTGCAACGCTGTGTAAGGAATGTCTGTGCCAGCGTCAGAGAACACCGCCACAGTCGGTGCGAACGAAGCAGACAACCGATCTGTAAAAGTCAGTTTGCCATCAGCAGCCACAAAACAAGCACCCTGTTCACTCGTAGCGATTGACTGCAAATAAGTCAAAGCGTTTGTATTCGCATTGATTTGATATGCGCCCAAAGTTGTTTGCCCTGCGTCAATGTCCCGTGAAGTCAAAGGGTAATCAATCTCAGGCAAATCCAAAAGAAAATCAACCCGTGAACCCGACAACTCCACGCTAGGCGTTACATCATTCTCAACCACCGTGTTCGCCAACAAAACAAAATCGTCAGCAGCCGTGAACTGAACTGTGCTGAGGTTGTAGTTGTAAACAACATCTATATCGGTAATACGCCCCGTGAAAAGAAAGTTTGTTCCAGACTTCACTGTAATTTTTCGGCGTGGCACAACACCTGAACGCCCAGCCGTAACATCATAATAAGGCGAAGCAGTATTAATCGGGTCAAACCGTCTGTCATTATTCAACAAAGTGATTGAACACTGACCAGCATTGAACTGTGAGAACTGGTCTGATCTGCCACGAGTAATAGAAACCTCTTGACAATATTCGGTAATGTCCACGCCTTCAAGGTTTCCGTCAAGAACAAACTGTGTGTTATCTAAAACGCCTGCATCAATATCGTCAAGCACAAAGAAGTTGGTCAAGAAACCAAGTTCAGCGAGAACGGTGATCTGCTCACCTGATGCAAGAGTGGTAGCCATTAAGCCACCGTCAAAGGCAAAGCACCATTCGTTCGCTCATACCGTTTCAAAGCGTTCACAATTTGTGTGCCGATATCTTTCCCGTCAGCACCCATACCAGCAGTTACAGAAATGTTGTATGTGCTGCCCATTGAACCTAAACGATCTAACGGAATGATTGCTTCAGCACCACGCTCACCAGCAATAATGCTTGTCGGTTGAGAAACAATCCCACCCTTCGCCATCGGCACACCGAAACCCAACAATTCCTCTAGCGAAGGAATACGAATGTTCTTCAGATCGTCAGGTGTAACAATCCCGAAACCAAAATCAAAACCACCACCACCACCAATAGCAGCAGCAGCCTCAGCAGCGATTATCGCAGCAGCATCAGCAGCAGCAGCGTCAGCCGCCTTCTTATCGGCAGCAGAAATACCTTTGCCAGCATCACGGCGTTCTTTCTCTGCTTTAGCCAAATCTCTTACAGCATCAGCCTGACGCTCAAGAGCAGTAGTGATCGCTTTAACTGCATCAGCCTCAGCCTCTTGTGCATCTCGTAATTCTTTCAAAGCATCTGCATATATTTCGCTATCTTTGCTTGCCCCGTTAATCAGTTCATTTAACTTTTCTTGAGACTCGTTCAGATTGGTTTGGGCATCGTTCTGAGAAATAGTGGCATCAGCCGAAGCCAGTTTTGCATCAGCAACAGCCCTTTCAGCATCTTTAATTTCTTGCAAAGTCGGCGTATCATTACGAAGTTTGTTGAGGTCTTTCTCAGCGTCATTAATCTTTTGTGTTGCATCACGAACATTGAACTTGGATTCAGCCAATTTAATTTCTGCTTCACGAATCTTTTGCGCTGAAGATTTAGGGTCAAGTCGCAATTCTGCAAGGTCATTCTCAGCGTCAAGCACAGCAAAGTTGGCTTGCTCAAGATCAAACTTACTTTTCTGAAGTGCAATTTCGCCTGACTCAATATCATATGGGCTTACTTTTTCACGCAGTTTCGTTAATGCTTCTTCAGCATTTTTAACTGCTTGAACACTATCGGCTGTAGAAATATTGGCTTTGAATAGATTGCGTTGTGCATCAGCAACCAGCCTTGTTTGTCTAACAACTTCTTTACTGTCTGACGCATAACCCTGACTGACTTTATTGAATAGGTCTTGTGCTTTAGCAACCTTTGCAACCGAATCTTTCTGCTTCTCAATCGCATCGGTAACACCTTTATTTGCATCACGCAAAGAACGCTGAGCCGAAGTAACACCTTGAATTGCGTCAGTGTAATCTTGAAGTTTTTCGGCAGCAGTTTTGACAGCACTACCAGCAGCAGAAACAGACTTGTTGAAAAAAGTTTGCATTGTTTCTGCACCCTTAACTCGTGCCATATTTTCTAACAGTTGATTTCTTGCAACTTCATTAAACTTTGCTGATCTGAAACCAACAGTTGTAATTCCTGTTGCTAAAGCGTTCTGTGCGCCAGCAGCCAATAAAAGTTGTTTCTCGTAACGATTCGCTGCATCAGTAAGGTCTTTGAACGCTCTTGTGTTTACTGGTGTTTGTGCTGCTTGATTTCGTAAAGCAGTAACAATTTTTTGTGCATACTCAGGTGATTTTGCAGCAAGTTGATCAAATGCTTGATCAAGATGTTCAATATCTACAGTTGCCCCATCACTTAGCAAAGTGAAATCTCTGCCTAAACGCTTACCTAAAAACGAACCTATTATGTCTGATTTTGAGCCGATATGAGCAGCCATATCTGAAAAATCTTTGATGACATCCTGTGTCGTTGTTCCACTACTTGTTCCTAATTTGGATGTCGTAACAATAAGTTTTTCTAAATTAGTGTTCGCTTCTTTAGTGTGTCCACTAAAATTGTTGAAGATCGCTTCTAATGCCAAAGCACCTGCAAGCGCAGCAAGCCCGAACGCAACACCTTTTGCTGCTACACCAAACGCTGTAGTAACTGCTGTTGCTGTTTCTGTAGCAAGCATTGTTTTAACAGTTTCAATACCGACCAACTTTTGATAGAACGCCTGCAATTTTAGATATCCATTCAACAATAAAATTACGGTGGAAAACAATGCGATGACACCAATAAATACGCTGAAAGTTGTTTGATTATTTTCAACAAGCGAAGCCAAAGACTGAAACAAAGGAACAAGTTTTGCAACCAAAGGAAGAAGAATTGCACCAAAACTTTCTTGTAATTCGCCTACACGATTCTTTAACAACAAGAATTGTCCTGCTGTAGTTTCTGTTGCACTCAGCGCAGCCCCACCAAAAGTAGAAGTCAGTTGTTGATAGATTTGATCTAACGATGCACCTTCTTTAATGTTTTCTGTTACGGCTGGTGTGAGTTTTTTTAACGCCATCAAATTGCCATTTTCGGCTTTTGCCAGCGCATCTGTTACAGCAATTAGTGGTGTCCCTGTAGCCGTAGAAATATCCATCGCCAACGCTAAAAGTTTTTGCGACTGCTCAACATCTTTCGTTCCCTGAACAAGATTTGCTAACGCAGGGCGCAACTGGCTATCTGTAAACAAACTAACTTTTGAAAACGAAGTAATTTGTTTTTCTGTTTCAGTGATCTGTTGCTTAGTCGCACCAGTTACTTGATTAAGGATTTGTGCAAGTTTGGCTTGTTCGGCTTGATCTTCAATCGCTGCTTTTACTGCGAAACCTGCTGCTACTGCTAAACCTGCGAGTGCTGCTGCTGCTGGTATTGCTGCTTTAGATAAAGCGAACTGCGCTCGTTCGCTAGATGTTTCTAATCTCGCAAATTCTTTGACTGCTTTTTCAATACCTTTGCTGTTGAAATCGGAGACAATGTTAATGCCAACTGCCATAACTAACTTCCTGTTCCAGCGTTGATCGCCTTCGTTGTGTAGGCATCAACTTTTTTAATCACTTCAAGTATGTCTTGCTCAATCATTTTTTCGTTTGCTTTAACTGCACCGAACATAATACGAGAACGAGTTTCACCGCCACCATACGATTGAAGTCTTCTATTTTTATCAAGATTGGCAATAAACTTTTGACCTTGTGTTGCACCTGCGCCTCGTGCGCCTTTAGTTTTTGAACCAGCCGAATCATAAACCTGACCACCGCCATCGTCTTGTTGGATACGCAAGATGACACTTGCCCTAGTGCCACCCCTACTTGAACCGCTACCAGTTTTTGGTTTCACGCTTGATTTAACTTTGCCACCCATATATGGAGGAAGGCGTGAAGCCGAAGTCAATCTGCCACCCGAAGTATGCCAATTTCGTAAAGGCTCATCAGGAAATCGTGAGCCAACAAGTTGTGCCAACGGAGTCGCTTTAGCAACCAAGTCTTTGCGTAACGACTTATACAGATCTTCTTCGTATCTTTTAAGATAGATCAGCGTTTCGTTGATGCCATAGAACTTTATCTGGTCAGCCATAGGCGCATATCATACAACTATCTGCGTCTGCGATTCGCTTGCTTCACCACCCACTGA